AGGTCTGCCCCGATGATTGCTACCCTGTCGATCAGTTGATCGAGATACGGTGCAACCATTCCCAATAGCCCTGCGAGGGCATCGGAAATACGCGCACCCGTTTCCAGTGCCATCGCCTTCATCCCGCCCCAATCGCCACTGAACGCAGCACGGACAATTCCAACCGCGCTGTCAATGATTGACACGATGACCGATAGGGATTTCAGCACAGCAGTTCCAATCGCAGGAAGCATTTGCTGCACATAGGCAAGCGTTTTATCAATGAACCCTGATAGCGCGGCAACTATTGCGCTAGTGTCGATTGCCTCAAACATTTTGCCAAAGGTTTTTTGCAGTGCGTCCGTGAATCGCTTGATAGCCGCGCTTGACCGTTCGACCGCCTCGGTCAGTATTCCAGTCTGCGGCTCTGATATCTCCTCGCCACGCTCGTCATACCGCACCTGTTTGCCGCCGCGAGTCATCACCCTCAAATCTTGCAGCGTTTTTCCAATGATCCCGCTGTCATAGGTCAATTTTCCTAAATAGGCGACCACCGCGCCCATGAGAACGCCTTTGATGAATCCCGCTGCGCTGCGTAGCCCGTCCATGATGTAATCAAAAACGCTTTGCGCGACCCCCATTATTTGACTGCCAACCCACATGAACGGCTTGGCAATTTGCGAAAGTATTGCAACACCGATTTCTCCGATTGCGCCCAACAGTTCGCCAACCGCACCAATTGCGCTTGTCAACGCGGAGCCTAATGCAGAAAACACGCTGCCGAACGCGCCCAAAATCCCACCGACAATGCCAACGATTCCGTTCAGCACCGATGCAGCCGCGCTAAACAAGCCGCTGATTGCCGCCCATGCAATCCGAATGCTTGCGAATGTTGCGTAGATTGCGGTCGCGCTTGCAGCCATCGTCCCAAGTGCCGCCGCGCCTGCCGCCCACCACTTGCCGCCTGACTTCGCTGCGGTATTGTTGGACACTTCGGCACTAGCCGCAGCCGTTTTCTTGCCAAAGTCAAAGATTTTAGCCCATGAACCTACCATGTCCCCAACCTGTTTGCCTACGCGAGTAAACGCCGCACCTATGCCCTGCGCGTTTTCTTTGACAACCCTGTATGCAGCCTGCGCCTTCGATAAGAACCCCGCCATCTGACCAACCTGTTGCGCCATTAGTGTGTTGGCGGTTTCTCTTGCGGTTTCTTCTGATTTCCCCATTTCCAACTGCTTGTTATAGATTTGCTCCCAAGCAATTCGCGCAGACCCAACCCTCTCTACATACGCCCCCGCAGTTTTGATTAGCGAGGTTGATAGTTTTCCATATCCTGCGCCCACCTTTGCGCTGACCAGTTTTTCAACGGCGGTCGTTGCCCCTTTGACAATAGTGTCCGAAAACGCTTGCGCTACATTTTCTAGTCTGTATCCCGCCTTTTCTAAAAGTGCCGCAACGCTTGCCGCAGACTGTTCAAGCGCATCGGCAACCTGTGTCATCGCATCGGTGTTGACTGGCGCGATAGCCTGTGCTGCGATTGGTTGCGCTGCGGTTTGCGCTGCGGGTTCGGCTATACTTGGCTTCGCAACAAACCGCCCCCGCTCATCTCGTGGTTGGCTCGCTGCTGCCCTACGCCGAACCGTTTTTTCGTGCGCGTCAATTGGGATTTGCGTTCGCTGCTTACTGACGCGCTGCATTGTGCGTTCAGTCCGCGCAATGGACTTCTCAAACCCTGCGGTGTTTGCACCAATCGAAACATACATTGACGCAAGCGAACCCATTACGCACCCCCCGTTTTCGGCTTCATGTTTGCAGCCATCGACTGAAACATCCGCAGCATTTTCTCATCGTCCGTTAGAAAATCTTCTTCCTTCGGCATGAAAGGCATAAACGCTTGGGGGGGTATTGGCGCAGCCCCTTTCCGTCTGTTGATGTTTGCCAACAGGGAACAAAGCATTCCCGAATTGTAATCATCTCGCCACGAACCGATAGGTTCAATAGCATCGAATGCCATCCATTCTGTAAGTTCCCGCGAGTCTAATCGGTCGAGCAACTCGCCTACGGTGCATCCGATTGCGAGAGCAAGGCGAAACAGAAACCGCCTCCGCAGACCGCTCTCGCTCGTTAGTTTCCCTTCAATTCCTCAATGTCGGTTGGAGCCAAACCCGACATCGCTTGCGCTTTTGCAAACAGGGTGTCGAGGATGTCCGCAGGGATGTTTCCTAACGCCTCTGCTTCGTTGTCTGCAAACAACCGTTCGCCCTGCTCGTTGCAGATAGAGCGCACGAGCAGTTTGGCGCGGATGTTGTCGGTTGTGAGAACCCTGTCCTTACCGCGCTGCGTGAAGCAGCCGTTCTCAAACGCATCGCGTTCGCGTCCAGTGAGGGTGCGTAGAAACAACGGTTCCGAAAGTCCGTCAATTGCTACGGGTTCGATTTTCAGGCGAGATGTAAGACCGAGGATGGTGGCTTTGTCGATTGGCATGGGGGGTAGTGTAACACCACGCCAGTGATTGCGAAACCCCGTCAGGACTCTATCTCTAGCCGCTTCTTGAGTTTGAACCTCCAAGTCAGAAAGTCTCTCAGCATTTCATCGTGACTTATTTTTCCACGCTCACTCCATAATTCTCCGTCCCCTTTATTTATTCGCACGCCCGCAGCATTTGCTTCATAAACATGTGTTTCGTTCATGTCTGCGATGTACCACACGATGTAGTGCTTGCCCCTGAAGCGATACAGGGTTTGATCTTCGCCGCCAATGTTTTCCTGCATTTTTTCTGCGTGGATTGCTTTTGATCCCCAACTCCGCGTTTCCAACCCGTAAGCCGCAATCTCCGACAACAGGCTTGGAAACTCAACTGGCAAACGGGATCGTTCGCAGGGCTTTGCTTTGGGTGTTTTCGGCGACTCGCTGTGTTTACGCAACAAACTGCGCACCTCTGCTCTGTCGCGCATCGACAGTTTGGCATCGGGATTTGCGGGAAACGCTACCACGCTTACCTCATGCAGTTCGCAATCCATAATGCGCCGATGAACCCCGCCGTCCCGATATTCAAACCTCTGATCCTTTACCTTGAACCCAAACGACATCGCATCAAGCGTTCCCGATTCCACCAACGCGACCACATCTCTTGCCTCCTGTGTATCTACTGGCACGATTTCACAGCGCAGACCGCGCTCATCAACGGTAAGCGACAGCGTTCCGTTTTTGGTTCGACCTATCACCCGTGCGGGATCGTGTCCAACCAAAGCGTACACATCAGGTTTTTCTTGCAGCGTTCGCGTGAACGCCTTGCGATCAATGATCTCCGTTACCATGTCCACGGGGTATGGATGATCGAATGTGGACGCATAGCCCACAAGCGTTTTTTGCCCCGCTTGGTTCGTGCGAATCTCGACCTTTGCGTTTGCGCGAGTTTCCATGTGGCGCAGCCTTATACTTATTATTCCGTCAACGATCCCGATGTCGCCGTGATGGTTGGTAGGCTGCTCATCTGAATTGTGTAGGAGCCTGTCACGCTTTCATCCACCCCACCACTGAAACTTGTTTCGATGATGTAGCCATTGAATGAAACATTGATGCCCTTGTTTACAGCGTTGGGTCCAAACCGAATCACAAAGCCTACTGGCGTGTTTGCGCCTGCTGTCGGCAAATTGTGTTGCCCATCTCCAACTGCGTTGAATTCAACGGTAATCGTTCCACCGTCCAGTGTACCCAACACACAAGATTTGACCGTGGTACTCAAAATGCTTGTGTCGATTTCAGTAGCGGTAATCCCGCTCATTGAAATGCTTTTGATTTCCCCAATGAGTGCGGTTCCAGTTGTTCCGCTGCCTACTGCTGTAATAACTGCCATGTTATTTGCTCCCTATTGGTTTGTTGCCAAACAATTATGCGTTCGTCACCTCAAAATGCCCGCTTACACGAAACTTATATTCAAGGGTCACCGCTTCATCGACTGATGCCCCAAGCGTGGTCGTTGTCAAATAGCCGTCAAACGCGACCGTGAATCCATTTGCACCACCGCCACCATACAGGATGCGATACCGCGTAACCGTATTGTCTCCCGCGACAACCATATCAGGCACATTACTAGAATTGTCCTCCGCAAAACAACTGACGGTAATTGTGCCGCCATCAAGCATTCCGCACACATACTCCTTGAATTGGCTTGAAATGCCCGTGACATCAATTGCGCTCGTGCTTGCGCCGTCAACGGAAATGCTCTTGATCTTCCCCTTGACTGCGGGATTAGTACCCGCTGAGCCTTGATACATTACTGTGCCTACGCTGCTAATCGGCATTGTTCAATCTCCTGTGTATGCGATGCTGAATGTTGCTGATTCCGTGAATGTTCCAGTTGCAGTACCCGCTGCGGGTGGATCGTATCCGCTGACCTCGTTGGATAGTAAACAGTGCAGGAACACAATTCCACCACTGTTACCAACGAATCTGTCAAGGGCTGCGATAATTTCCTTGTGCGCCCCAAGCGCGGCAAGCCTCGTTTCAGCCACAACCATCGTTTCAACTGTTGCTACCCTGTAACTGCGCTCCTGCGTTGCCTGTACCGCCTCCGTGCTACTAACCCCGTACACAACTGCGGGGTATGCGGAATCCTGTTTGAGCGCATCGGGGAATATGCGGGTTCCCACCAGTGCGGTTAGCGCGGTACGCTCGATCAGCCGTTGGTAAACGATGGCGTTGACACTCATGCTCAAAGCCTTTTTGCAGTGCCGCCGTAACTCACATAACCATGCCACTGTTTTATTGCTGTTGCCGCAGCCTTCCCAACGATCATTGCGATCTCGCGCCTCGTCTCCTCTAACGCAGGAGCCAAAAAGGGGCGTGGCTGCACATTTTTTGCGGCTTTCCGCTTGCGACCGTAGTACGCATGGGTGATGGTGAATCCAAGTTCGATCAATGGCGCAAGGGGTAGCGGATCGCCGTCTGCGGCAACCGTGCTCAAACCACCATGACTGCCCTCAACTTCGACAATCATCGTACCCAACACATATTTTGCGTGGATTGCTTCTGCAATGCTGTTTCGCACATTCTTTTGCGATATCGGGCTTTCCCCTTCGCCTACGCTCTTGGCTCCAAATGGAATCGTAAGAATGTTCCGCTTTGCTCGCTGCGCAACACGCCCTGCTGCCTGTGCAACCCCAATTTCTACTGCCTTGTTCAGCGTCTTTGCAATACTCATCGCAACACCCGCTCTGCTCGCACCACAAACTCCCTGTTCCGACCATCGACATCGACCACGCTTTTGATGTTGTAGGGGTTGCCGCGCCACTTCAGGCGAGAGGCATTGCTAATTTTGTTGGTAGGTCTGCAACGCACCTCTATCACCTCAACCGTTGTTTCCCCCCGATCAACCTCCTGCTGATCTGAAGAAACCACCTCGACCTTACCCCAAATGCTCGCGTTGTCGGCAAACGACTCAATCACCTGACCTACCGCATCGGTTGTCCTCGTAGGCAACTGCACCGTGATTCGCTGCCGCATCGCGCCGATGTTCACGAGAACACATCTCCCATCCAATACGCACTACATAGCGATCCCACCGCCAGTTCAACCTCGCTCCCCGCATTTTCGCTCACCGCTTCTCTGTTCTCGTAAAGATGCCCGAGCATCAGCCGTACGGCCTGCACCAACCCCTGCGGTATGGTGGCTTGGGTTACATACCCTGCGGTGAATGTCACCCGCACAGCGTCAGGAACATCGGCTGTTACCGCCCATTGCGTTGCCCCTAACGGCAAGCGGATGCGCCCGATGTCGTTTGCTACAACAACCCTGTAATCAGTGTCCTGCACTAGCGTTATGGTTGCTGCGTTTGTTGTGACATAGGACAGGGTTTGCACACTGACAAACGGGGATTTGGCTATAACCATTTCCCGACCCGCTGTTGGAAACCGATCTGCCTCTGCGTTCCACACCCTAGCGCACAATGATCGGTTGCTGCGCCGTTCCACATAGTCGGTCGCGGCTGAAACAATGCTCGTGATGAGCGTATCATCATCGTTGTTATCCACACGGAGATGCAGTTTTGCCTGCGCGAGCGTTAGCGCGTCAAATGTCCGCGCTGCGTTTGTCCAAATCCTCATATCTGCTTTGGTTTGCGCCATGATGTTGCCTTGCGGACGGGATTGACTACCGCCGTTTCTTCTGCTACTGGCTGTTGTACCGCCTCCGCGATGTTAGCACGGATGAATTCCGCTGCCAGTTCGTCTGTCACCTCAACGATTTCGCCCTGTTGGTAAGCCCGTTCAACGGTCGCGCAGGTTGTGGTAATTCGTATAAGCATTTCCACATCCTACCCAACAAAACCGCCCACGGTCGAGACTCCGTGGGCGGTCGTTGAGGCAGAGACCAAACGATTAGGCAGCAGCCATCTTCAGATAGCGGAATGCGTCCAACAGGGTGGCTTGTGCGTCATGGCGAGCAAAGGCATAGTAGCCAGTTTGATTCGTACCGAGGAACGCTTCACGAGCAGTCTGAATGCTCACGCCCTCGCGCTCACCGATGCGATAGTAGGAGAAGTCTCCAAACACCGCTGCGATTGCGTTTGCTGCAATTGTGGGTGCATCCGCAACGCAAACCACGGGGTAGCCCAACAATCGGTCAGGCTCGCCGTCTTGCAACCTTCCATCGCCCATGCTCCAACCGAATGGTGCGTAGGAGAGTGCAGCAGGACTTGATCCAATTGATTGGGTTTGGAGCAGGTTGCGAATCAATGCAAATGTCGCGTCCGACATCACCCACTTTGCGTTAGCGCGATACTGGCGGGGCAGTGCATAAACAACCGCCATTAGGTTCGCTGCGGTAATCGTTGATGCAGATGCTGCCGTCACGCTTGAAATTGTGGTTCCTGAACCCGATGTGTATGTGAAAATGCCCTTTGGCTGTGCGCTACCCGTACCAACGGTAAACGCTGTTTCCTCGCGCAGTCCAATCACGCGACCGATTTGGTTTGCAAGGATCGTTTCGATTGAGAATGCCCCGCCGCGAGATGGCGCGTCCGCAATCAGTTCGTTGGAAACCTTCGTGAAGTAACGCAGCGTGTATGGCTTCAGGGTGATGTTGGCGAATGTCGGCGAAACTTCGGTTACCTCGCCTGCCTCTGCAATGTAGTTAGCGGAACCAAATGTCGATTCAATCGTGACTTCAGTCTTGAATGTGCCAAGCGGCATAACCGTAGCCACCTGACGCATCGCGTTTGCTTGGAATCGCTTTTCGATCAGTTGGTTGTAAAAATCTGTCGAGGGCAGGAATCCACCATCAGTGTTGACTCCCTCTGTCATCGCTCGCAGTTCGCGGTCACTGCCGCTTACGAGATAGCGTTGGAACGCGCTGCGGTATTCGGGTGAGTCCACCGTGTTCGCAAACGCAACCGCCTTGCGCGGGGACATTCCACGCCGTTCAACAATGCGAGCGATGCTGTTGGCTCGCGTATCACGCGCAACGCTTGCCGCATCCATCATTCGGTATTTCTGATCGCGCAAACGAACCAGTTTAGTCATGCGCTCATTCATCAAGTTATATCTCGCCTGCCTGCTTTCGCTCATTGGCTCTTTTTCGCCAACTGCCGAATCAACCATTCGCTTCATGCGCTCATACAACGAGTGGATTTCGTCTGTCAGGCTGCGAAGCGAGTTCCCTTTCAGTCCCAGAGCGCCACCCTCTCCACTATCGCCGCTTGCACCATCGTCCTCCTCCATGCTGCGCTTGGAAGCAAGTTCGCCAACAACCTCCTCCTCATTGCGCTTGGACGCAACCTTCTCCTCGGTTTCTTTGTTGTTGCGTAGGGTTCGACTGTTTCTGCTCTTGAAAAGACCCATTTTTGCTCCTTTGTTTTCTTGTTATGAGGCTGCTAACGACAAACCAAATACATTTTTGGTAAACAACGCCGTGCCAACGGCTCTGTGTGTTGCGTGAATCACGCTCACATTATTGCCGCGCTTGGTTTCGCTGTCAATGCTCACTACCAACGGAGTTTCATAAATCCGAATTTGGCTCATGGGGAACGCAATCATGGATGCCTGTTCGGACTCACTTGTTACCCCCATGTCTTGCGAGAATATCACTCGCGCACCACAAATTCTGTTGTATCCACCCTCTGTAGCAAACTTCAGTGTATTTGCGACCTGTTGCGCCACGGAAGTGTCGCAATACTGCAAAAATGCTTCATTGCTGCAAACCAATACCGCATCGTCATTTTGCAGCACGGTCTGCGGCAGTTTCATCAACAGTTTCAGGGGGTCGTTTGGGGTTATGCCAAATTGCACATTTGACAGTTGCCCCGCTGCCTCCGCAAACCCGCGCAACACCCCTACCAGTCGCGCAGTAATGGATTCCAACAACACCATCGCAAGGCTGTCGCACAGGGTTTGATAGCCGCTTGGTGGTAGGTCGGTCAGCAGTTCGTTGCTGATCTCTACCCGCGCTCTGTGTGTTTGCAGCGTCAAATCCTGCCGCGAGACCGTTGGATCGGCAAGCGTGAATTTGGTGGTTGACGCGCTTGGAAGGTTGCCCGCCCAAACAAAGTTCGTCTCAAACGCACTTCCATTTCCAGTACCGACTGCCGTACAGACAAAAATCGTTCCCACATTGTTGTTTGCTGCGCCGCAGAGTGTCCAATTCGTACTACCCACGACTTCGATACAGTATTCCCTACCCACCACCAGTGCGGTAGCAATCGGATTGACCATTCCCGCTTGTACCAAAGACAGGGTTGATGCACCACCGCGAACGGTCATGCGGAGTCGCGCACCCGACAACACGCTCGTGTTTGCCGCCATGTAAGTGCTGTCGATTCCTCCAAGTGCAGCATCCTCTGCTACCACCATCGCCGCAGACAGTGCGTTGAATGCGTTTACCTCAACCGTTCCTGTTGAAACCATCGTGCGCGGAACCGCACCGTACAACCAGTGCTTGTCGTAGCGTTTCGCAATCAGCGATTCAAGGTAGCGCGGACGCAACCGCGCTGCGTCAGCGGAAGCGATGTCACGGGTTTGCAAAATTGCCTGATTGCTCGACCTACTCATTTGTTTGCTCCTTACATTTGCAGATACGCAATTTTTGGCGACATTTCCCTCGAAAAAGTTACAGCAAAACTTTCCGCCGCGTCCTCGCATGCGGTTATCCATTCTTCGTTTATTTCCTTCGCTAGGCGTTTTGCTTCTTCGTTGTTACCCCCGTCTTCCAAAAAGGCATTTCGATCAATATGCTCCTCCCACTCCCTACCAATTTCTTCTACCAACATCGTCTCCATTTTTAGGCTGACAGAATCTATCGCCCTTTGAACTTCCTGCTCACAAAACTTTCCAAGTCTTATCAAGTATTTGTCAATATTGAAACCGTTCGCATCTCGCCGCTGAAGTTTCGGCGTTGGCTTGGGCTTGGGATCGTGGTTGTAGATGTTGTTGTTGCGCATGGTTGTTCTCCTAAGTTTGTTTAGCCGCCGTCCTGCCCCTTGACGATGTCGCTTTTGAACTTTTCCACCTGTCCAAGTAGGGTTTGGGTCTCGTCATCAAGTGGCTCCATATTGAACATGGCGCGGCATTCTTCGGCTAGTCGCTCCAATGCTTCGGCCAGTGTGGCTACCACCTCTTCTTTGGCAGAAATTATTTCGTCTGCGATATCCTCTGCATCTTCAAACCTACTGGCTGCAGCCTTGATATATTTTTCGCCCCCAAACGCGAACTCTTCCTGCAGGTTAGCGACCAGTGCTGTAAGTTGGCTTTCCACTTCATCAGCGATGTCTTGGACACCGTTTTGAGCCATATCTGTAAGTCCTACTGTTCTCATTGGTAAGGTTTCCTTTGGCTTCCGTGTTTATTTCGCAACTACCAGTCATTGCTCTTGATGAACCTGACTAGGTCTTGCTTCAATCGCACGACTATGTCATCTACTGCATCAATGCAGGTTTCCTTCATCTTTTGCACGGCTTCATCAAAATCACCCTCGTGCCCGTCTTTGGCAATGTCATTTCTAAGCGGGCCTAGCACATTACTGAACACACCCACGAAAGCGTCTGTTGCCGTTTCCAGTTCGCCGTTCACATCGTCAAAAAGTGCCTGTTCGTACGGGCGTATATCAATATCATCGCTGCGCTGTCTCATTGTTGTGTTCTCCTTAGTTAGATTATGTTTCATACGATGCTCTTTTTTGGCGAGGGCTTTATCAACCACTCCGCCAAACACACTTTCCCACTCCTGCTGTATCGCCTTTGTCATTACCTCAACAACATGCTGTTTCGCCTCGCTTTTTTCAGCACGGGTTGGTTCGTCAGTGTTATTGTTTCCATAGGAATAAATATACGCTTCAGTCCATTCCTCTACAAGACCCGCCACCAATTCCCTAGTGTCATAGCCCTGTTGCCGCCACTTTTTTCCCGTTGTCGCACTATCTTCTGCTATCTGTTCCTCAATCTGATCTTTGTACTCCTTCATTAGCAGCCCTTCTACAGTAAACTGCTTTATTTGCGAATCGTGTTCTCCGCTAATGATGTCTTGAATGTCATTTTCGGCATCCTCCTCGCTGCGCTGTCTCATTGTTGATTTTCCTTTTGTATCAGCATCTTATCACAGGATCCTCAAATGTAAACCCCAACGTAAACATTTTTTTGACAATTCCTTGTGCCTGCGAATCTTATAGGTTTGTCAACGATTGACAACGATCTCTAACTGATTTCCCTGTTTTTTCGTTTCAGATAGCGTTTTGTTGATTTTGGTTTGTCTACTGGAACACTGCTGCCTTTGGTGTCAGGCTGAGGGGTTGGCGCAACTTTGTCTAGTGGGCGATCAGGAACAGCGTCCGTGCTAACCCCCAAATCACTAAAGTTTTTGCCGCCGTATGGAGTAGCGGTATCGATCATGTTTGTTGGCTGCAGGAACACATCGCCTTCCTCGCCGATTCCTGCGCGTCCAAGTTCTGCGCGGATTTCGTTCACGCTCAAAAACCCAAACTGCCGCGCAGTTGAGTAGATTTGGTAGCGCGTCTCTAGGTCGCTCCGCAGCAACGCATCAAACGATATTTCGGTCTTGACACCCTCGTCAGAACGCAGCAGTTTGCGATTCGCCTCTTGCTCTAGTCGCGCCGCCCAAGTCGAGAGGCAGTTACTTACCCACTCACGGTTAGCCTGCTCTGCGCTGCTGTAGGACGAGGCTCCAATTCCGATCACGCTTGGCGGCACACGGAAGATGCTGCAAATCTCTAGCCGTTGGTACTCGCGGCTCTCCATAAATTGCGAGTCCTGCGGAGACAATGACATCTCCGTCCATTTCAACCCGCCCTCCAATACCGCTATCGAACCTACATTCTCAACCCCCCTCATCCGCGCTTCCCACGACTCGCGCATCCGCTGTACCGCTTCGCTCGTCAATTCCTTGTCGGTAGTCAACGCGCCACTAGGTCGGGCTGCGTTGCGATAGTAGGTTGCGCCAAACCGTTCTGCTGCGATGGCGAGCGCGATGCTCTGCCGCGCTAGACTGATAGGGCTATAGCCTAACAACCCATCAGGGCTGTTCCACATCAGGTGAAACATATCGGTTGCGGGAATGATTTGTATCCCCGATTCCATCGAACCGCTCCACTGATACACCACCTCGCCATTTGGTAGTTTTTGCACCATCACCTCATCACCACGCAGGAAATGGAGCGCAACAGGAGTACCACCATCGTTGCGTTCAATGAGCGAGTAGCCGTTGCCAGTCAACACCGCGCTTGTGAGCATCAACTCGCGCCATGTCATCGCACCCATTGAGGGGTTGGGGTTGTCGGATAGCAGTTTCGATACGGGGTGTTCTGCTACCACCTCACGCCCACCGCTTTCGCCTGTTCCCATCACATTCCACGGCAGTTTCGCTAACTCGGTTGCAATCGCACTGACACACGCATTCACCGTGCTGCACTGCATCGCCTGAATAGGCGTAATCAGTTCACCAGTGTCGGATGCAATGCCTGTGTAGGTTTGCACCGCTTGAACGGGCATTCCGACAGGAGTACGACTTTTGAAACGCAATTTTTCAGAAAGCCATGTGCGCCAATTCATGGCTGCAAATTACCCGATTGCGGGAGTAAGACAATAGCCCAAACCACTAAAGCCAAATTAGCCCCCTGCTTTCATAAATGCTCTTGCGCTGCTTCTCATCGTGTGTTGCCGCCGCAATAGCAATCGTCAAGGCAATCACGGGGTCAATTCTTTCGACAGAACGCTTTTTGCTTGGTCTTGGGTTGCCAACACTATCCCGATCAACCACCACATTTGACATTGCCCACGCCAACACAGGATTGCCGTCATGGATCATTTCGTGTGCGATGATTGCGCGTTCTAGCATACGGGTGGGCGTGGCTAACTGCAAAAAAGACTGCGGGCAACGGAATACCGACAAACCACCCTGCTCTAATTCGTTGCCGAGGTTTTGCGCGTTGTAGGGGTCGTAGGCAATGTGCCGCACCTTGTACTTTTTTGCAAACTCAAAGACCTGTTCACGCAAATAGCCGTAGTCGGTTGTGTCGCCGCTTGTAAGCGTAAGCCAACCGTTCCGCGACCATTCCTCGTATGGAACGCCATCCCTCGTGCTGCGAATGTGCGCCCCCGCTTCGGGCGCATAGTTGTACGAGCGCGTGATAAGTTTGTCGCCGTCAACCCAAAGCAATGCAAGGCTTGTTAGGTCGGTGGTCTGCGCCAAATCAATACCGATGTAGCAGGGAAGGGTTTTTAGTTTGTCCTCGCTGAACCACTCACGGTTGGCACATTTGTCCCAATCACTCATGCGTATCCACCGATGCGAAGTGGTTATGTGTTGGCACAAAAAGTATGTGCGAAACGGGCTTTCGTATGACGGCTGATCGTGCGCTCGCTTTGCCTCTGTTGTGTACCAGTCAACGCTTGTGGTGTAGCCAAGACTCGGATTTGTCTGCCGCCATGTTGTTTCGCTTTTCCAATCTGCGTCCATGTCGGCGTAATACAAACAAGGCAAAAAGCCCTTGTTTTTGACAACCCCGCCACAAACTTTTTTTGCATATTCGAACAGGTCGTATTCCAACGATTCGCGCAGCACTCCCGCCGTAGTGATTGACACCATCAGCGGCTGTTTCCTTGCGCCCATGCTTGTCATAACCGCCTCCCACAATTCCCTGCGATTTTCCATTGCGTGAATCTCGTCCGCAATGCAAGCACTTGTGTTCAAACCGTGGGCAGACGGCGCATCACTTGAAAGCACCTTGTACACACCGTAGTTTTGCGGGCACACGAGCCTGCCTTGATACTGTTGTGTTTGCGCCCCAATGCGCGGCTCCTGACTTGCCATAGAGCACGCCCGTTTCAGACACAACCTTGCCTGCGCCCGATCACGGGCAATGCCAACCACTTCGGGCGTTGGTTCATCGTCCGCAAGTAGGTGATACAGCGCAAGTGCGGCAGCCAGTTCCGTTTTGCCTGCTTTGCGCGGAATAAGAATATGTGCCTGACGATATCGGCGCGTTCCATCGGGACGCAGCCAACCGTACAAATTGCCTAGCAGACAACGCTGCCACGGCAATAGCGCAAACTGCGTTCCCGCCCATTCGCCTTCCGTGAAACGACACACATGTTCAACAAAATGAATGACATGCTCTGCGGCCCGAGGATTCCAAACACAATCCTCTGCCGTTGCAATAGCGTCATAATTGGGTAGGTGATTGAAGCGCTCTGCCGCCCATTCATCCAACCGCTTTGGATCGACTGAATGTGAAGTCTTGCGTTTCTTCATGGGTTGTTTCAACTCTTGAACGCGCTGCGGGTGTCATACCAAATTCGCAGGAGTAACGGCGAACCATAAGCCCATATTCGATTTGCATAGCAACCCATGGGGACCGCTTGAATGACACAACTGCGCCTTGCGCATTTCTAACAGGTATCACTTCGCCTAATTTTTCAAGTTGCGCGGTTGCCTTTTTCCAACGCACTAGATATTCCGCAAATTGCTCAAGAGCGAGTTCGTCTACAACGGTTATCACTCGCATTGGTTCAAGCACGGCAACCAATCTGTTCCATTCAGCCAAAACTTCCTCTGAGGCATTGGCAGGCGGTTTCAATTTCTTGCGTTCAGGCTGCGGTTCTTTTTTTCTGCGGGTGGCGCGATAAGACCCCGCCAATCGAAGCAATGCTGTTGGTGTTGGAGGATTGCCGCTCATGTTCAGTTACGCCCTTGCAGGCTGTTCGCCTCGTTGTGGTTTTTGCCGCATAACATATTCAACGCCAAAGCGTTCTGCTAGGAAAATGCTTTCCTCATTGTTTGATAATGGTATTGCATCGCCCATAGGCTGCACGACAATATCAACAGAAAAGGAGGCTTTGCACCATAGAGCGTGTGCCAAATCGTCAAAAATGACGCACAATTCTTGTATTGGTTGCGTTTGCGCGAAGCGACAAATGCCTTCAATTGCGCCCAAGGTGATGCGATGCGCCTCATTCCAACCAAGCGTAGTTGCACATTGTTTGCGAAACAAACGCATATCAAGACCTTGGGAAAACGGTGGGGTTATCACACTGGTATCACCAATCCAAGCAACGAACATTGTGATGCTATTTGCTTCGCGGATACCCCGTATCTTGACATCTAGCGGTGTTTTGATGTTGTCGTGGCAACGCTTACATAGCGGTTGCAGATTGCTAGAGTCGTTTGTACCACCGTCCGATAGGGGAACCTTGTGGTCAACAACAGCGGCTGCCACCGTTTTCCCCGCTGCTAGGCAGAGGGCGCAAAGCGGTTGTTGACGCAATACGGCAAGTCGTTTCTTGCGCCACTGGTAGCCGTATGTGGTTTCGTTCAGACTTCGAATCTTGTGTGGCACTACTTTCCCTGCTGTTGTATAAGCGGTACTTCAAACGGAATGCTTTTGATTGTGATTGCCAAAAAATCGGTAAAAGACGATATCTTTGCGCTTGTCTTTTCTGCTACTTGGGAATCATCATTCCACACCGCTGCCGCAGTCAAGGCATCCATTACGGCTTTTTCCAAATTGTCGAGGTCGGGACGCGCCGTGCGATAGACAACAGCACCACCTGTTTTTTTTACTGCGGTATTTGCAAACCCAAACAGCAGTTCAAGACGAACCGCCCCTTCGATGCAACCTACCCCCTTTTCAATAACAGCGTTGATAATTTGCTGTTTGTATTCCTGCACGGGATGTGTTTTGGGCAAATACATGTGGACAAAGCCGTTTCGGGCAGTTGCCCGATGACGAGGCTGTGCAATGGGTTTTATTGGCAACACCAAACGCACTTCGGTCAGTTCATTTGCTGCAGCACATTCTGAATTTTCGTTTCCAGTTCGTCTAGCCAATTCATTGGTCTCCCGCGTGCTTTGTGGTAGCGAATGAAGGATAAAATAACACGAAGTCGTTCATCGCACATTGTACAACACAAAAGCCAACGGCTAGCATTTTCCTCACAAGCACGGCGCTTGGCTTCGCAATCCGACTCCATGCCCTTATGCTATCCACCGCAACAACGCAAACGCCACACCACATCGGCTTTTGTCGCGCCAAGCCTAGCCCAAGCGCGTAGGTCTTTTGCGCTTGTTGGCGGGGTAACAATGCTGACACGGTTTGCCTGCCCACAAACTTTTTGCAACGCCTTTGCGCCTTCAATGCCTGCTCTATCGTTGTCGGCAATGATAAGTGTGCGCTTGCCACGAGCAAGTTGGACGATAATTGCCTCACATGAACGGCAGCCAACCCGTGCAACTGCGTTCATACCCCAACCCGCCGCAACCATCAGGTCGCTTTCGCCCTCGGTTACTACGAGGGTGGGCAGCGCAGGATTGAATGCTTTAGCCCGAATAACACCAAGTCTTGAATGAAGCGCACAAAGTTTTTTGCCGCTTTTCGTTCGCAATTTCAAACCAGTTGCATTGCCGTTTGCATCGGTCATCAGGAATGCGGCATCTCCATTGCGATTGCCGACTTCTACACTGGCAACCTCGGTTTTCGATAGGGCTAGGGTTTCGCGCAGCCAATCGTCAAGCGGTTGGTTGACGGCAGCATCTACCGCCTTGCGCCACTCCGACATCCAATCTATCGCCTGATCGCGTATAAGCGGTTTTCTGATTTCTACCCTAGATACACACGGCATTGCATGTCCGCGCTCATGCAGCCAACCCGCATTACCAATGCGATTCCCTGATTCGACACGGGGACAGATGCACTTGCCGCGCTGTAGATCGACTAGACACCAAGATTGCCGCTTGTGCAGGTCGGCACATACCCAACAAGGCACGGCGCGGCTCGCTCGCACCCCATCGAATGTTACTTCGCCTGTTCGCCTGTCTCGCAGTATCACCATTCCTCCTTTTGCTTTGGCTGCCGCCGCTTGGCAATTGCCTCTGCAGCCTCCGCAATAGTTACGATTGCAGCAGGCGGTACGGTTAGCGTTAGGGCGTTGTCTATGTCTTTGCCCGTGCGATCCACTGGCGCACACGACCACTCGACCACTCGCCATCCCGTTCGGACATGATGCGAGCGCGGATCATTACAATTTGATGCGTCTTGTATGTCATGGCTTGCCGTCCTCGTCATTCACAATGGTGTAGCCCGACTCTATAAGGAACCTTTCGACCGTTTCGCGCTGCCGCTCGATTACTTCTAGCCACTGCTTGAAGTCGCGCGGCTTGACGATAATCACCTTCGCATAATTTGATTGCTGATCAAGCACCCATGCCCGAATGCGCGAGCGCGGAATGTCTTTCGATTCGGTTCTCATCGCCCGAATATCTCCGACAGTTTGGCGCTTGCTGACCGCCGATCAAAGTCCGCAGGGTCTAGCCCATGCCGCAGCAGCACCGCACTTTGCTTGGGCGTAGGCGTTGATATGGCAGCGGTGATTAGCCTTCCCGCCTCCTGCTTAGTCAACATATCAGGTATGCCGACCCGCAGCCGCCGCAAAAAGTCAACCTGCTTGTCTGTCGGCGGATCGCCCCGCGACCATGCGAGCGTTCTGTCATGCGCCAGTTCAATGAGGCTAAACGGATCGATGTCCTGAACGGCATATTGCGCCTTGACCACAATACCCCGCCGCTTTTTGCGCTCTTCGATGCGCTGTTCCTCTATTTCTGCCCTTGTCAATGCCTCAAGCACATCTATTTCGTCATCGGCTGCTTGCCGATTGACCGCCTTGTGGGCTCGCTCTTGCACGGAGTGGCTAAACGATTCGCCCAGTGCATCAGCCGCATGCACGAGTTTGTGCCTGCCTGCGTTGCCGCAATAGTCAAGGATGATTGCGGCGGGTTTTGGGCTTTGGGCAATTGCTGCCCTGCGTGCCGCCGCCTCCGTCAGTCCGTCTAACAACTTCGGTACTGGTCTTGTCGCTCGTCCAATACACTGGCAATACAGCGCGCGGGACTTGGTGGGGCGCATCATTGCAACCACGCTTACGCCAACGCCATCAAGCGCGGCATCATCCCATCCCTCGGTGGCTACGCCCACATTTACAAGGAATTGAAGCCGTCCACTGCTGAAGTCGCGGAATATATTACGCCGCTCATCTCGCGGTGTTTCGCCGCATACCCAAGCCGCTGATGCGGGACGGTGTCGATTTATAATTTCCGCGACACGCTCCGCATGGGCAACGCTTGCGCAAAATGCGATGCAGCGCCGATTGCCTGCTATTTCGATTGTTGGATAGGTCATGCCGTGCAGCACTTCCTCGTACTCCACCACCCGCCGCAAGTCGCCTGCATGCAAATCGCCTGCCTGCGTTCGACATGTGCTAAAGTCAAGCCCCTGCACATTGACTACGCGCTGTTTGATTGGCACAAGCCATCCGCTTTCGATGCCCTCGCGCATTCCAAATTCGTAGCCGATGCTGCCAAACAGGTCTAGTAACCCTACGCGATCATGTCTATCAGGGGTTGCCGTAACACCTAGCAAACGCAACCCGCCTTTCCCATAATGGTCAATGGTTTGGCGATAGGAACCGCTTACTGCGTGGTGCGCCTCGTCAATTATCACCAAACCAAACCGTTCAGCATCGAATCTCTGCATACGCTTGCGTTCGTTGCGCCCTGCGCATTGTGTCTGAACGGTAGATACAACCACCGATTCCTTGCGCCATGCAGATTCATCGCTGCGCTGCTCGCCCATTTCAATTGCAACCGCATAGCCACTTATCATTTCGATTGTCTTACGCGCCTGCATTACCAATTCCTCGCGGTGCGCGAGAACCATTACGCGCTCATGCGGATGATCATGTAGGAATCGCCTAATGATTTCGCCAAAAACAACGGTTTTGCCTAGCCCTGTTGCCATGACAAGCAGCGTCCTTCTGTCGCTGTCGAGTCTTGAAATAATGGCTTCGACCGCTCGCTGTTGAAAGTCCCGCAGATTCATTCGGCTACCCCCTCTCGCTGCGATTTAGGAATGAGTTTGTATTGCTGCACTGATACCCAACCCCGCTGACGGCACATTGCGCAGCCCATTCCACCGCATACTGGACAAATGGAATGTGGTGAAGCGTTGCGGATTGCTGATTTGACGGCTTCCAAGTCGCACAACATGGTTTGCACATTGAGAAAAGTGGTAATGTCGGGTTCGGCTGCGTTTGCGGCTGCTGCGATCACGATTTTCTGTTTGATTGTCGCAATGAGTTCGAACAGTGTGGACGCATCCCTTGTAGCGATTGCCATGCGTTTCATCACAAGCGCGATTTGCGGATCGTGTTCCTCGCTACTGGCTTTGGTTTCCGCATCCAGTTCCACTATCTGCGGCGTTGCCATTTGCTTTGGCACACTTTCGATATCGAGCATTGCCAGTTCCGTGTCGCGTTCCTTCTGTATTAGGTTGTAGACGAAGGTTCGTGTAACCCCACACTGTGCAGCCCACGATGCCACGCTGCTGTCGGGCAAAGCACGCCGAATCAGCATGACAGATAGCCGCTTGTCTGCGTTCGTGCGCCGTACACCATGCTGTTGATTGGCAGCGGCAGCGGCAGCCATTGCATCGGTGCGTGTGCCGAATTTGACCACCGCAGGCAATTCAGATAGCCCCGCCTTGAGTGCGGCAAGTACCCGATGCCAACCATCGACTACCCAACCCTGTTTTGCGTCCTCGTCAGATACCACAACGCTGATCGGTGGCAGCGGCTTGTTGTTTTCTGTGTCTGCCATGCCTTCCGCATATTCATCGACTGCCTCGTTGCAAATTTTTGCCCGTGCCTGCATGTCCTTGTCGAGCAGCAGTCGGCTGATATCAACTATCGATTCACCTTCAGACCACTTGCCCGTTACCCTAACGCCCTTACTTTTTCGTTTCGCCATTTTTTGTTTCCATGCGCATCTGATTCCTGAGACCAAGCCCCCGCGAGATGCGGGAGCGCGAAGGCTTGGGTTGTTGAACATTTCGCATCGTCATCCGTCAACCTTGCCAACGCATCTACCATTTCGCTGTGGTGAGCAGCCGCTTCGTGCGTTGTCGAGCGCATTGCAAACAACCCACAATGGGATACGGTAGGGGCAAGCCGTATCACTACAACCATCGCCGCGTCAATGCCGCCGCGCATAGCACCGATCACCTCGCAAGGTTCGCAGCCTGATCGAAAGGCTGAAAGTATTTTCTGCCGTGAACACGGCATAATGGGTACTGACCCAATACCCACTATGCCGTGCGCTGTTATTGTTTTCTCGGTCTTCCGTTTGGTCTGCGTGCAAATGAATCAAAGTGCGATCTTAGCCACATACGCCTATTTCCAAACCACACACAAGATATCCCTCTGCTTCGTGCTATTGCCGATACTCGTTGCAGTGTAATTCCCAAGGCGGTTGCCAACTGTGCGGTCGTGATGAATTTTTCCTGCACATGCTTCTGCTGTGCTGCAATTAGATTTGTTTTTTTGCAATTGTTCAAGATACACCTGTTCGGCTAGACCTTTCAACCGTTTCGTCAGCAATGTCAGCATACACCGTGTTGCGTTCAACCCATCCATTGATGCGTTCCATCCACGCGCGATCCCATGTTGCCATGTCATCAGGAACATTTACACCGCTTTGCTGCATTGCAGATCGCAGTGCGCCTTCCTTGCAGCCCGCAGTAACCAACGCTTTGCGTAACGCAATCGCGCCCTTGATTCCGATGCTGTTGGGCTGATGTTCCGTGTCGTTGCGCTGATCCATTTCTGCTTCATCTTCGCGCGGCACAAGCAATAGGTCGCGGAGGTAGTACGACAGGCTCGTGGTCAACGCTCCCGCAAGCGCCTTGTCAAGTGGTCGCCCTTGCGCTTCAATGATAAACCATGGAGATTGACTGCTTGCAACCGATATGCCTGACGCAGCATGAACCAACAGGTAGTTGCTAAACAACACCATGCCTGTTTCGGCACTGGACTGAACGCTGTACGACTCGCGCAGCAAGATAAGTCCTGCCGCATGCAAAGCCTTGCGGCACTCCGTCACCATCTGATCCGCACTGACATACGCATATCGCGCTCGCTCCCCATAGTTTGCTTTCGCGTCCTTTACCACTGATGCTATTGCCTGCTGCGCCTCCAACAACGCGCAAAACACCACCGCCTTATCGTCATCCTCCACCGCTCTGTAGTCATCTGTCTCTCGCTTCATTTGGTTTGCTTCTTCCTTTCCTTGACGGTCACTCTGTTGTAACCACCCGCAATTCTGAATTGGGCGGCAAGTTCGGGATGCCCTTGCTGAAACGCCCTTGTGTCAAATCGTTCCGTTTTCACGGCTGCTACCTTGATGCTGTAGCAACCATCTTTGCTTTGTCCTGTACGCGATTCGCCAAGTGCGGCAAGTAGCCTCGCCCTACATGTATCTGCGTATGCCTCTGCTTGCTGCAAACTTTGTCGCGCATCTATGTCCGCAATCAGAAGCGCATCGTCAATAGTTACGGGCGCAGCATCTTCGGAGTACCGCATACGCTTGACGCATTCCAACGATGGGCTGCTGCTAGGTGCTGTTCCTGATTGAACATAGCCCCACCAGTCATCAACCGCGCCAACGATTGCCACCGCAAGCCCTTCGTCATATTCGATTGGGTGCAAAGTGAACGAAAGTCCGCGATCTGCTCGTAGGCAAGCAACATACGCAATGGTGCTTGAAGTGATCAGCATTTGATACATCACTTGCGCCCTAACCCCTTCAGGGATTTCGTCCGTGCCATCTGCGCCCCAACCTTCAAGCCATCCCGTGCTCTTTGCCTCCACTATCGGATGTCCGCGCTTGGCAATTCCAACCATCCCATCAATGTTTGCGCGATGGTGAGGCTTACCGCCCACGAATGTCTGCGATGGTCGCACGACTCGCTCGCCGATACGCTGTGCTGCCATTGACAATAGCAACGGTTCAATTTGCGAGCCGATTGTCATAGCCTCCGTTTCGGGCGGCGGCTCTATCCGACCCATCCGTTCAAGCCATAAATCGTACGGGGTTTTGAACGGCGACAAACCCAAAATAACTGGCACATCACTGCTGCCTACGCCCCTTGCTCGCTGCGATTTTTGGTAGTCGGTAATCACTGATCGTCCTCCTCCTTGCTATCAATCGGATAGGTGGCCTCAATCCACAACGCCGCCTGCTCATCTAATTCTGATATCGTATACTGATAGTAAACTGACGGTCTCCAACCTAATTTGTACGCAATCGCCGTCATGGGTTCCTCGCCCAACAAACACTGCTGCACAACCTCGTACTTATTGATTCTGTGCAACAGGCGCACAACGACTGGATCGGGCGATGAACCAACCCAACCGCATTCTTTTTTTCGCCGCCGCGCATCTACCTTCTTGTGCATTTGATGCAGCGCTGCCCCTACAAGTTCCAAGCACTGTGTTCGCATCCATTCCTCACGCATTTTCATCCAAGCCTCCGTTGATGTTTATGCCATTTTCATCAAGCACATACCAATCAAGGTCGCCGTAGTTTTCCTCTGCGTATTCGTTTGCAGCCTCATCGTTGCGAGCCTCAAACTCTGCAACAACATCCCAACCACCAGTGTCGCCGCAAACCTCTGCAATTTTGTACTGTGTCATTTGCCTGTCTTTCTGACTGCGGCTAGGTTCGCTGCCCTTCCAATCTCAATACACCTGTTGGATGCGGCTTGCATTGCCTCAAAAGCCTTGCGCTGCTCTACCGTTTCGTTCGCGCAGTTCAAGTACCACAACATCGCCTCATCCAATCGCGCGATTTCCGCAACCAGTTCCGCTTCTGCCATTGCTTGCCCGATCTTTTCAAACGCATCGAATACTGGGTTCATCTGCCTGTCCTTTCTGACCCACTTGGGGTCGGGGTTTGATTCCTTGCCAACTGGCTCGGACGCTTGGGGCGGCGGTTGCCGCCCCTCGCGTTCGGGTCAGCCATGACGCTGCTTCAGTTCCTCTGTCGCCAACTTATCCCATGCGCGATCACACCGCACGCCCAATCGCTGACGCAGTTGGTAGCGGCGTTCGCTTGGATTCTTGAAGTACGCCACCTCCGCCGCATCCAATGCTTGCTCCAACTTGTCGCACGCTCGCTTCAGCGCAATGAGTCTCGTGATATTGCTTGCCCTGTTCATCTTGCCTGTCCTTTCTGACCCACTTGGGGTCGGGGTGTTTGATCTGCAACCATCTTACACCAATATCGGCAAAAGTCTACCCCATTGTGAACATTTTTGCAGATTTTTTTTGTCGCTGTTTTCTTTCAAATGTTTACGACCGTTCTTTCTTTCGCATCCCACCGATGACGGACAGGATCATCGGTTTCCCGCACTTCCCATTCCTTTGCTCCAAGCCATCGTTGGTACAGGTCTGCCCCATACCCCTCCGCTTCTTCCCTCGTTGCGAATCGCAGTGCGTTCGTAGCGAATGAACAATCGGATGCAGTGCGAAAATAGGCGGCAAACGAAATGTGAGTCATGCTGATCCTTTGTTCCCACCTCACGCTGCACCTCCTTCGCTTTGCGCTTTCAGCAGTCGATAGGTGTCATTGGCGTGTCCTTCCCACAACGACCTAAACCGATCATTCGTGTCAGTCACCGCCCATGTGTTGGCAACGCTCAACGCCATGCCAAACTCCCTGCGATCAAGGTAGTGGAGAAACTTCAGGTATGCGTCTGCCCTGCGAATCGCCATGAGTTTTGCTTTCGTTATTCGCTTCACGCTGCACCTCCTTGATGTGCATCGGCGGCAGAGCCGCCAAAGGTGTTGGCGCAAACCACGCGAACGCTGCAGTCGATGTGCGATGAACATCGGTCTGCCTCTGCGTCAATGCCTTCGTCAATGCTTTCATCGCTGTTGGTAGGAACGCCTGCGAGTTGTGCCTGATGGCAAAGTCGGTCGTACCCGTTTGCAAAGATCGGGTAGCGATGCTGCATCTCCTCAAAACTCATGGCGGACTGGTCGTACATCGCAGTGATCGTGACGATCAAGTCTCGCAATTCAGACCTGCGGAGTGTAATTGTAACTTCGCCGTCCTTCACGCTGCACCTCCTTCGCTGCCTTCGGTGCGCCAACCACCCGCAATCAGCCTGTCGTGGTCGCCGCCAGTCCAAATCTGTTCGTGTTCCATATCAACGAATCTTTCCACATCGGGTTCAATCGTGTAGGTCGTGCGCTCGACCACGGCGGTTCCACCATCGCGCACGATCCTCTGCGCGGACTCGATTGCCTGCCGCTTGCTGTGTGCGCTGCCATAAAACGAATCCACATCCTGCACATCGCCGTACTCGTCAATGGTTCGCACATCGTATTCGACTGCCTTCTTCGTTTTCATTTGCCTTGCCTTTCTGACCCGCTAGGGGTCGGGGTGTCTGATCTGCAACCATCTTACACTGCTATCGGCAAAAGTAAACCTAAATGTGAACATTTTGTCAATCTTTTTTCTCGCGGATTTCCGTGCCAAAGCGCAACCAACGGAATCTCGCAATCTCTGCCAAGCGCAAATCTAGCCGCGTATGAATAGATACGCACAAAAAAGATTTGCAAAAATGTTCACAATGGGGTAGACTTTCCCAAGAGGCAGGTTATGATCATGGCGCAACTGTCAATCGTTGACAGATTTAGGAACCAGTCCCCGTGTGGGACAAAACAGAAAGGCAGCCAAATGGCTCACGAGATTACAGAATCAGATACAGTCGGAATTGTTGGCAGTACTGGATGGCATGGCTTGGGAAAGAACATTGAGGCAGGGCAGTCCGCTTTGCAGGCAATGGAAACGGTAGGGCTTGATTGGACGGTTACCGAGGAAACAATCCAAACCGCAACCGATAGCAGGGACATCAACAGTCATAAGGCGCTGCGCCGAAGTGACAATCAGGATGTGCTCAATGTGGTTGGGATCAACTACTCTGTGGTTCAGCCCAAAACACTGGCGGCGATTGCCGATTCGTTGGCAGGCGGCGATAACTCGCCCAGTGTGGATACAATCGGCTCACTCCGAGGCGGCAGAAACATTTTCATCGGCTTGCGGGGTGAGGATACCGTGATCGGTGGGGACGAAACCTATCAGTACCTTCTGCTCGCAAACGGCTACGGTGACGGCAGACCGCTGCGCATTCACCCTACCTGCACTCGCGTGGTTTGCGCCAACACCTTCGGAGGCTCTACCGCAGATGCACATCTCGGTTACACTTGGCGACACACCGCAGGGCTTTCCCTCCGTGTGGAAGAAGTACAGGATGCGCTTCGCCAGTGGCGGGATCGGCTCCGAATCATCAAGTCGGAAGGCGACACCCTTGCCGCCCTCGATGTGAATTCGGAACGGGTCTCGGCAATCATGGTGGCGGTCTATGAGGCAACCACGGGCATCAAAATCCCAACCAACCCCACCACTCCAGTCGAGCAGCGCAGGCTGATCAGGGCAACCGATGCCATTTCTTACATGCAAAAGGTGTTCGATACAGAGCGCTCGCAAGGCTCAAAGCCCTCGGTTTGGCTCGCCGCAAACAGTACGACAAACTGGATTCAGCATGTGCATGGACGGCTTGACGGCGAGGATCGGGCAGCATCCTGTGTGTTGGGCGCAAAGGCGGTCGATACGGCACGGGCAATGCGAATCGCCCTGACGGTTGGAACGGCGTAAAATGCGCAAACGGAAACAAAGGGGGCTGCCTAACGGCAGCCCTCTTTTTGGCTTCCACAAAAAATCGGCTAACCCGTAGGCGCATACAGGACGGAAACGAAACCGATGTACAACGCTTTTCAGTCGGATTTCAACCCCCCCCTACCCCTG